TAGAAATACAGCCATGAGATTATTCCTCGTCTTTCTTAGTAGTTACTGGCTTTGGTGCTGATGGTGCTGCCTGCCCGATTTTGATCAGGAAGGCTTCGTTTTCTTTTTCCCACTCGGACATTTTAGCTCCAGCTCGTTAGGATTGATAGTGACATCTCGCAGCTGAGCAGATCGCCTGATGCAGCGTTGAGAATACTAGGTGCGCTTATTGCGCTTACATTATAGGTCAAAGATGATGCGGCGAGCTTTGCAAACACGCCACATACTGCATCTTCTATACCGTTCAAATTCCCCTCGTTATCGAAAAGTGGCACAGTTATAATAATCTTAAAATTAGCCATAGGGCTGATTGTGATGTGCTGGTTATTGCTAGGTGTCAGATAAGGATCATCTGGAGACACGATTACAGAGTTAGCAAGAACTACAGCAGGTGGAAAGGCAAATGTCTGCCACTTGGTGTTATCGACTAATGCTGTGGCTAATGTGGTCCGAAGGGTAGTGACTGCAACTGGCATTATCCCACCATCGATGTTGGTGCAAGTGCGTGGGAAATCAGGCCCCTGATCTTTGCCAACAATTGTGCTGACATCCGATAGGGGCTAGGCTGGAAATCGATAGCATTAGAACCTGAAAGGGTAGCGGTTCTTGCTTGCCAGATTTCAACAGCGATCATCAAAGCTGCGTTTTGAATTGCTTGATCTGCTGACCAGTCCACATAAGTATCTGCTGCGACTGTGCCAAAAGGTTGTACTGGATGCTCTACTGTTGGAGTGTTGTTGTTGCCAGTAATGGCATAAGTGATGTTGTAATCGCCTACTCCAGTGAGAGTCTTTGATCCGTTGTGCTTTGATCCGTTGCCAGTGATAGTTACTGTCTGGCCAACATAAAAAACTTTTTCTACCTTGTCTTGAAAGTAGAGTGTGCCCGTATGCGCTGTGTTGCTATGTGCAATGTTGAATGTTGTATTAGTCCAGAGCATAGGCAAAAGGACTGCATCGGCGGCATCGCAAACAGACTCTAAAACTGCATCTGTGTATAGAGTGCCAACACCAAGCGTAGAGCGAAGCTCTGCGACTGTAGTTAATGCCATGATGATCCTTTCTAAAGACTCTAGGGAGTCAGAGGGCTACTGACCCCCTAGAGCGACTTAGTTGCTAGTAATTACGCTACTGCGAAGCGGCGAACGCCCTTACCTGACTTAGCAACATAGAGTGCTAGGTATCCGTAAAGGTTGATTTCGATCTCGCCTGATGTCAATACATTGACACGAAGCTGAGTTGTTGGTGACTCCCATGCATAAACAGATGTTGGTGCAACCAAGAAGGCTGAGTCATCTGAAATGCCTGAAGCTGAGATGTTGTGATCTACGATGAGGTCTGTACCAAGAACTCCACCACGAACAGATGTAGCGACTGCTGTACCTGATGCGTTGTATGTTGGGCCTTGTGCTGAGTAAAGTGCGCGACCTGTTGTGTCTGCGTATCCTGCGATAGCTGCCCATTGGTCAGTTGAAGCGACTAGCTTGTTAGCAAAGTCTCCACCTGTACCCTTGTATGCTGCTGCGCCTTCTACTGCAATAAATGACTGCAATCCTGCTGCTGTTGTTGCAACATTTGTTGCTGCTGTTCCTGCTGAGATGAACTTAGCAATGAGAGCTGCATCTGTTGCCTTCTCGTATGCCTTGCGTAGTTCTGTCATCATCAATTCCATAAATGCTGGAGATGAGCGATCTACAAGCTCGAATGATACGCGCTGTAGTCCTGAGAACTTCTCAACTGTTACTGTGTCGTAAGCAGATGTCATTCCTGTCTCAGATGGTGCTGAACCTTCGTTTGTGTCTGCAACTGTTGGTGCAGTGTCAGCCGATGACGCATTTACATAAAGTCGAGGAACAGTGAAACTCATGCCTGATTCAACTAATGCTGCGCGTGTTACTGCATCAAATGCTGGACGGCCAGTAAATGTGTCAGTAATAAATGTGTTTAGGTGTGGTGCAAGTGTAAGACCAGTGTTTGTTGATGTTGAGTCATCTGCTGCACGAACTGTGCGGCGAGCCTCGTCATCACCAAGAGCTGCCTTGATGTTTGCTTCTAGGTACTGTGCTGATGTGATTGGTGCAATGCGCTCACGCACAAATGTAGTTGCTGTTACCACAGGACGAGCAGCTTCAACCGCTGCTGCCTCTACTGGTGCTGCAACTGTCTCTGGAGTATTCTCCACAGCTGTCTCGCTTTCTGTTGGTTGGATTTCTTCTACTGCTTCTGGAGTATCCTCAGCAGCGACATCAATAACCTGAGCAGACTTAAAGGCTGGCTCTGTTACCAATGAAACTTCAAATAGGTTGGCAGCAGATACATGCATTACGCCAGCCTTCATCTTTGACTTAACTACTTCTACGCCTACAGACAACCCTGACTGTAATCCCTCTTCTGCAAGGATGAGAGCCTCAGTGCCTCTGTTGCTACGACTAATCTTAAAGCTGGCATAGATACCATCGTCATCTGTTGTAAAAGATGTTGCCTTACCTAAAGGCTGCTTCATGTCGTGTTGGTTAAGTAGTTTAATTGTCTTAGGATCTTCTGGAAGTGCGATTGCACCCTTCTCAAAGACCACTCGGCCAGCCGATGTGTTACCGATCTCGCCTGTACCTGCTGGAACTATTTTGCCTGAGATTGTGCGTTCTTCTACATTGGCAGTTAATTCAGCAGAGAATGTAAGGATGTTAGTCATCTATTCCTTCACTTCCGTTAGGTGTTAAATCTTCCATCTCCATAGCCTGTTCAACTGTGATTAGGCCGATAGAGATCATCTTCTCAATAACCATAAGTCTTTCCATTGGATCTGTCTTTAGGAAAGTTGAATCAACATCAAAGCGAACAGAGTTTCCTCTGGCTGTAATGTCATCCATGCTTAGTCGATGAGAAATCGCATTTACATAAGGTGCAACACTGAATGAGAAAAATTGCTTGCGCTCATCCAATACATTTGCATAGGTCATAGAGTTATTGGCTTCTGCGCTAAGTAAGTAAGCAGGGATGTTACACAATCTTGCAATTTCAGTTGCTAAGAATTGCTGTGCTTCGTCATACATCATGTCTTTAGGTGAAAATGATGATGGAGTGTATTCCAGAGTAGAGGTCAAGTAAGCAGTAGCACGATTTTGTCTTGCGTTCTTCCAAGCTGCTAACAATCCTTGAATTTCTTTAGGATCTAAATCTGCGCCATTGTTTTTAATAACTCCTGATGGCATTGGAGTAGATGAAGCAATAACAGCAGCTTTGCGAAGATCGATCGCTGCACGAATTGTCTCTGAACCGCGCTCTAGGATTCCTTCATCAAATGCTTGGAAGGTAACGATTGATCCAATACCAGACATAGGCACTGCAACCGCATCAATAAAGTATTGAGTAACAGTTGTGCCATAAAGATCAGTTGTAAAAGTTACTTTAACATTTGGAATCCATTGAAAGCGAGATGGTCGGCCATCCTCTGCATAAACTTCTGTAACTTGCCAGTAAGCCACGCCGTACATTAATAAAGAATCTACAGTCCATGCCATAGTTACAGAGCGTGGCTGATTGATTGCTGGTTGATCTACCCAGAGAGGATTGCCTAGTTCTTCACCTGTTGAATTGCGATACAAGTTCAATGGAAGATCGGCAACTACAGATGACAAAAGGTTTCTGCAGCGAGCAACCGATGGCACAGACATAGCCTCGTTGCGTTGAACGCGTGGCAGGATGTAGTTATAGAGAGAGTTAAGATTCTCTCCCATAATAGTTGGAGCGTATTGCGCCAGAAGCGAGTTAGTTTTCTTCGGAGCTTCTGATCTGCTAAAGATACCCATAGACATAAAGGATACCATTTGTCAAGTAATTAGACAAACACTATCGGCGTGTCTAAGTATAAATCTGTGGCTTAGGTACAGGCAACATTAACTTGCTAACTACCATCGCCAAGCCAATAGGTGCAGAGATGTCTCCAGCCGACTTGCGTTTGATAATACGCCACGCAGAGTCATTGACCTTAGCTGCGCAGTTATTCATTTGCTGGATTAACTCCGCTTGACCATTGTGGACTACTCGATGATTGACTAAGCCTTCTAATAAGTCACCACAGGCCTTGTAGAACTGCTGGCCTGATACATCCTCGACCATTACACCGCTTTGACCTAATCGATCGGCTATCGTCTGTGTAGCGTACTTATCAAAGCATACTAATCGTGGCTTATAGATGTCAGCCCATCCTTTAATGCTTGCAGCCATCTTTAATTCATCAATGGCTACTTGAGAGCTGTAAGTCTCTAAGATTCCGATGCCAATCCGCCCATCTGGCAGAATTTGTCCTGCGACTAGTGAACCGTTGCGCCGAGACGGACTGACATCGAAACCGAATACAGTATAAGCCCCAGCAGTCATTTCTAGTGTGCTATCCGAGGTTTCTTCTAGGATTCCATGAGGCCACGGGCTTGAAAGGCTGTCAATCCACTGGCAAAGCGTTTCAGTGCGTGTATTTTCAATCGGTGATGTTGCTATCGCTTCTTCAATAGCTTCTTCTGTAATTGTGTAACCTAGAGAAGGATTAGCCATAGCCCATGCGTTGCGATCTTCTATCTTGCAATACTGTGGCGCAGAATACTCATAGAATCCGAAAGACTTAGGTGGATACGAGATTGCTCGCTCTCTTAGATCGTTAAGCACTGTGCTAAAAGCATCTCCAGCGTTACTACACAGTAATGTATGTGAATTAGGGTGGGCTCTGGTAACTGGAGTCGCAGCTCTAAAACCTTCTTCCGTAATTTCTCGAACCTCATCGATAAACAGCAAGCCATTGACTGATCGACCACGAGAGCCATCACGAGTAGCTGCTACGACATCTAATCGTGTCCCGTTGAGCATCTCAATCGACTCAGTACCGTTTGCATAGCGGATCTGTTTCACAAAGCCTTTGAGATGGTCATTGTTTTCTAAGATGTCTGTGACTTGTCTGAATGTGTCCAGAGCCATGCTTCTATTTGATGACATGATCAATACATTGGTTTCCCACTTGATTAAGTGAGCCAAAATGAGCATACGCGCTAAATGTGTCTTGCCATTCTGTCTAGCGATCAATAACAGGTTCGTTTTGCGAATCCATTTGCCTTTTGTGTCTGTAGTGAGCATGTCTTTGAGTACATACTCCTGCCACGGCAATAAAGGCATCTTAATAATCTCACAGAGTTGCTTGACATCATCAATCTTAGATTTGCCTTTGAGAGGCACACTCTGAAGCCTCGGTTTCGTTGCCCCTCGTAGCGCCTGCTTCTTTTTGGGTTTATCTGTCATTGACTCGGACTAGGACGGAGCTTAAAAGGACTGTCCAGCATCGTCTCGGACTGTATCGGAGAGAGGCTCCCTGAAAAGACAGGGGGGCTTATACTGTATTCGGTTTCGATGTCAGTCCGTCTCGGCGCAACGGTTCACTAG